TGGCGGTCTTGCTGTCCAGCTGCGCGTTGGACGCTTTCTCAAGATAGCCCAGCTCTTCCCGGGCTAACTTGATGACCTTACTGACGGCGTTCATGCTGCTTCCCCCAGGTCCTTCTCCTTCTTATAGCTGGCACTGGAAATGCCCAGCACAGCACCGAGGAAAACGGTGATGCAGGAGATGGTGCTCACGATCTGCTCCGCATAGGGCCAGCCCCAGATACCGGCCAGACCGGAGTACAGCGCCGCAATAGCGGGCAGCACGATGATAACGCACCACTTGATGATGTCATACATACGATTGCTCAGCTTCATAATTCTTCCTTTCCGGCTTTACGCCTCTCGCTTGATGGGCAGCTTCCTCACTTCCTCCATGACCCGTTTTGCGCTGCCGTTGCCGCCCATCTTTTCATACGGCTGGTACAGATAGTCATTGAGGTTTTCGTACTCGTCCTGCGTGATGTACCCTCTCGTCACGTACACCATGCCCAGATGGATGATGCGGTCATGCGCCAGCCCTACCAGCATATTTCGCTCCACATCGTTCTTATCCCGCCGCTTCCCTATCAGCGCCCACAGCCCGTTACTTGCCAGCACAGCCAACACGATGGGCAAAAGCACTTCCTTCATCCACGGTTCCATTCGCCGCGTTCTCCTCTCAAATTATTTTTGCACCCTCGACACCCTTCGACCGTTTCTGACACGCCCCCTGTGCTATCCTGCTTGCAGAAAGGAGGTGTTCCCATGCCCGAGTATTTCGCCCTGTTCAACGCCGTCACCGACGCCATTGCCCAGCTTGAAAAGGCCGTTGCCGCGCTCAAGCAGGCGCAGCTCGATGCCGAGGAAGCCTACATCCGGCGGGGGGAGTAATTCTCCCCGCCCTTATTCTGCGTACACGCTCTCGATCAGCGCACACAGGTCCGTGTACTGGTCGTCCGTGATGCGCCCCACGGCGTAAAACACGTCGCACTTCTGCTGCGCCTCCTCACGGGTCTTGTAAAACCGCTTGTTGATGAGCTTCGTCATAATGTTGTACATAGTCGTGCTCCTTTCAGTTTGCCGTCCGCAGACCGCTGCCTGCGCTCTCACGTTTCCTCTGCTCCATCTTCCGCAGGAATATGCGCCACAGCAGCCCGCACTGGTAGTCCGAGAACCCCTGCTCCCACAGCAAGTCCCAGCCCACCACCGGATGGCGCGGTATGGGCGCCATTATGATGCCGCCGGTGTTGGGGTGCTCCTTGTTGTACTGCGCTATGTATTCCTCCGTCCTCGTTCCTCTCTTGAATAACAGCATAGTTGTCCTTTCCGCGCTTACGCGCTCTCCTTATGCAGCCGGATGCACACGATGCCACTGCCGCCCGCGCCAGCGGTGGTTCCGCCGGATTCATTTTGGCCACCGCCTCCACCGCCAGTGTTAGCAGCTGCATTCATGTTCGCGGCATCACCTCCGCCATTACCGCCGCCGCCGTCACCACCAGCTGTAGGCGTACCACGAATGTTCCCTGCGCCTCCTCCGCCCGCATAGAGTTTGCCGGTTGTCTCTCCAAACTCGCGCGTAGTAGTTCCTTGGCCGGTGCCTATAGGATAGGTAGTCGCGCTGGGCTGAGGGTTTGCTGCACCGCCATCACTTCCATCGCTTCCTCCTGCACCTGCAATATTGTAGGTCGACGTTATGCCGCGCCCCACACTCTGTCCGCCGCCAGAACCACCGCTGCCGCCGCAAATCAGCACTCCGTAACCCGCGGAATACACAGTTCCGCCAGAAGTCATTACAGTAGGTACTCTGCCGCCCTCGGCAGTTGAACCAAACGCGGTGGTATCACCACCATTTGTAGGCGCTGTTATGTTGGATTCGGTGCTGTTCTTCTTCCCGGATGAGCCACCGGCTCCCACAACGATTTGATATTCAGTATTCGCTCGCGGTGTGATATTCAGCAGCGTCACCGTTTTTCCGCCACCGCCTCCACCGCCGCCTCCATAATTGGTGGAGTTGCGATACCAGCCGGTGCAGCCGCCAGACCCGCCTCCAACAAGAAAAGCGTCTATCGCCGCTTCCTTCTTGAACGTAAGCACACCGCTTGTCAGAAATTCCACAACGCCATCTTCCAAGCGTTCGTTATACTGCCCCGTATAGGTAAAATCTAACCGGTCAACAGTACCCCCCCCCCGCAATTAACGCTTTACCGATAATCATGCTCATCCGATAACCTCCATATCCGCCTGATAGATGGTTTCCACAGCCTCGCCCAGCTGCTGCGTCAAACTGTCTATCTCGTTGTTGGCTTCCTCCAGTGCCGTCAGCACCTCTTTGCCGTCACGGTAGAACTTGCCCTCCTTGTACGTGTCGCCCATGCCCACCGGCCTGTCACCGGTGTACACAGCGGAGGGGAAGAACTGCTCGTTCCGCTTGTCCATTTCGATGATGTTTGTAACAACACCGTTTTCAATAAGTGCGTATCGCATAATATGCACTCCTCCTTAATTTTTCCTATGCACCCTTATGCACACAATTCCAGATCCGCCAGTGCCTCCCTGCCTTGAGGAAGTAGAGCCAGGGGCAGATCCGCCTCCACCTCCACCGCCCCCAGTATTGGGTGTGGCACTGTTTCCAACACGTCCTGCTGCACCTCCGGCCCCCCCGCCGCCACTTCCTCCTGGACTACCACTGCTAGTTGAGGCGGCGTTTCCTCCGCCGCCGCCACCGGCGTACAGCTTGCCGGTTGCTTCGCCAAACTCTCGTGTAGTAGTGCCTTGTCCAGAACCGCCTGCACCAAGGCTAGTTGAAACACCAGCTTCGCCATCAGAACCGCCAGCAGCTGAAACACCATATCCACCACCAGCGCCACCACCAGAGCCCCCAGCCCCACCAAATGGGGTTCCACTAGTTGAATAGTTATTGCCGCCGCCTCCGCCATTTACATTAGTCCCAAATGCAGACGTAGTTCCACCTGTGTGTCCAGAAGGTGCAGCCCCATCCCCTATCACCACTTCGTAACTAGTTTTTGGCCTTAGGGTTACCTTTATTGTTTTTGTGTAACCCCCTCCCCCACCGCCGGTTCCTGCCGAAGTGTTATTACCATAACCGCCAGAGCCTCCCCCACCTACAAGAAACACATCTGCATCAAATTGTCTAAGCACGGTTAGAGTACCGGAGGACAAAAGCTCAAGCACATCGTCCTCTTGCCTGTAATTAGAAGCACCTGTATATGTAAATTCGAAGTAGGTGCCTCCTCCAATACCCACACCCGTCATAAGCGGTTTACCGACAATATTGCTCATATAAACCTCCGTTCCCGACCTCCGAAACGGAGGCCGTGTTTATTCTTCCTTAACTCGGGTACACCATCGTCTTTGTACCCTGCATCGTCATGGCCGTAGAGGGCGTACCGCCTATGCACACGGCCTTTACCGTTCCGTCTGTGTTCACGAACACCATCGCCTGTACGCCGTCCTCCTGCAGCTGCTCTATCTGTGCCACAGTGGGCTGCGGGTCGTACATGTACTTGGGGTTTTCGCCCACCACAATGGTCTGCTCGTATTTGCCGTCCACCTCCGTCCACGTGGTAGTCAGTGGAATGGAGATCAGTATCACCTTCGGCTCGTACTCCGCAGGCTCCGGCGGCTCGCTTGCGCCGTTCTCCGTGTATACGAACACCAGCCGCATGGCCAGCGCCACGCTGGGCACAGCGCCCACGCAGGTGACTACGATGCTCCCGTCAACGTTGTTGGCCTGCATGATGGTCACGCCGTCCGCCACGATCTGCGCCAGTTGCTCCGGCGTCGGCGTCACATCTACCCGGTAATGAGTGTCCTGCCCGGTCATCACGGTCTGCGTGTAGGGCCCGGTCCCCTGCCAGGTGGTGGTCAGCGTCACGATCTCCTCAAAGACCTTCGGCTGATACGCTGCCGTACCCACCGCCCGCTGTCCGTCCGCCTGGTAAAAAACCTTACCCGCAGTGACACTCGCCGGGGTGGCCGTCGTGTCAGTGACATCCATCAGGGTCTCACCGAAGTACTCTACCCGGCTGTTAGCCACTTACATCACGCTCCGATCGTCACGGTCTGACCGCCAGCAGGATTGTCAGCGTAGGCAATGGGCACACCGTTCACCACCACCTCGGTCAGGTGGTCATAGCCCTCATCCGGCAGCACGGAGAACTGCGCCTTTGCCGGTGTCACAGTCTTTTTCTGGCCGTTCACCAGCTCACCGGCGTAGGTGCCGGTCACGCCCAGGATCTCCACGCCGCTCTTGATGTTGCCGGCGATGAGCTTCGCCTCCTCCGTGTCGGCGATGCCCGCAGTGCCGCTGCCGTCGTGGTAGCCTGCGGGGATGCTCACCGGGGTGCCTTTCTGCGTCACCTTCAGTGCCACCGCACCCTTGTTGGGCATGGTGCCGGTCACCTTCTGTCCGTTCTTATAGGCCGTCTTTCCGGTAAGGATCTCCGCCGCTGTGGCGGTGGCATCCTTTGTGTCTGCGTCGAAGGTGCAAGTGCCGGTCACCGGTGCGCCGGTCTTGTCGTGGGCCGTAGTGCCGGCCAACAGCTTATCCGCCGTTACGTTGTCGCCGGTCAGGTCCATCAGCGTCTCGCCGTAAAATACGATCTTGGAATTGTACTTTGTCTCAGGCATGTGTTTACCCTCCTATGGTCATAGTCCTGCCGCCCGCCGCGTTATCTACCACGTACCGCGGTATGGCGTGCAGCATTACGTCGTTTGCCATCAGTCTGTCCTTTGTCTGTAGTGTCTCGTCCGTAAGCGCCGGCCACAGCTCATAGCCGCCGTCGTACAGCTCCGGCGTCACCCCGGTCATCACGCCGAAGTCCGCCGTAAAAAAACTGTCGTCCGTTTCAAACACCGTGCCGAACAGACAGCTGTCCGAGCGAAACTGCACGTTACACTCCATCCAGCTCACCCTCTCTCAGCACGTCGTCTACGCTGGCGGTGATCACGCCGGAGTTGAGCCGCGTACTGCCCATGCCCACGCGCAGCTGGATGTGTACCGGGGCCCTTGCCGCAAACCGCGCCGTCTCCTGCTCCGTAAGGCGCACCGAGATGGTCTGCTCACCCATCACCGCGTCCTCCAGCCGCTTCTCCACCACCAAAGTCCCCCGCTGCTCATAGGCGATGCTCAACAGCGTAATCTTGCTGGTGTCCAGCGGCACCGTGAACGTATGGGTAGGCGTGGTGTATCTCCCAAATCTGTTGTCCATTTATACCGCCCCCTTCACGTCGTACATGGTGGTCTGCAGCGTCAGCGCCGCCGTAGGTTTTTCTCCCACCGCATGGGCGGTAAACGTCCCGTTTTCGTTGGCGATGTACAGGGCGCTGGTGCCGTCCTCCAGCATCTGTTTGATGGCCGTCTTGTCCGCCTCCAGATCCACTTGCTTGCCCGCTGCGCCGCCGGTAATAGTCACCGGCTGCTTCCAGTCGTCGCCGTCCGCCACCCAGCCCGCCACCGTCAGCGTCACAGCGCCCTTGATGATGCTGCCCTGTTTTGCGTTCAATGCCGTCTGCGTGGCCTCGGAAATGGGCTTTGCAAGGTCGCTGGTGTTGTCCACGTTGCCCAGGCCGACCATTCCCTTGTCGTAATCTCCCGCCTGCGGCACAACGCTTCCTGCGCGTCCGTTGAAGCTCACCACGCCGCCGCCTGCGGCCTGCTGTGCCTGTCCGGCCCAGTATTCCGCGCTTTTTTCGCTGGCCGCTGCCGCCGCTGCGCTTTTAGCCGCCGCCGTAACGGCATTACCTATGCTTCCGGCTGCCGCCGCGGCGGTCTCCGCACTCTCTGCTGCGCTTCTGGCCGCAGCCTCCGCCGCCGATGCCGATGCCGCCGCGCCGCTTATCGTGTCCAGCACCGCGTCGATCTGGCTCTGCAGCTGCTCAGCCTGCGTGGGCGGCACGTCCTGCTCCGTCTCCGCACTGGTGTCCCACTTGCTCTCGCCCACGGTGAACGCGCCGTGCACCGCTGTGGTGGCCCGCGTTTCCTTATCGCCGGACACCGCCGCTCCCTTTACGGCCAGCGTCATCTCTCCGGCGTATTTCTTTGCGCCGTTTGGCACCGGTACCATATACACCGTGGTGCTGTTCTTCTCCAGCAGTTCCGCCGTCAGCAGCGTTTCAATGGTCTTTTCACCCAGCGCGTCCCGGAACTGCACCGTCTTGGTCAGCCCATCCCACAGCGGGGAGAACTCCATCCGCAGCACCACGTCGTTGTGGCTGCCAGCCGCGCCGATGAGCACCTTGTCCCCGGCGATATACTCATTTTGGATTTTCAGAGGGATCGTCCTCGTCATGTCCGCTCCTTTCTGCCGTGAAAAAACGGCACAGCAAGCCGGAAGGATAACGTCCTTCTCCGCTTGCTGCGCCGTGTCACAGCCGTTTTTGAGTCTCGCGGTGGTATGCAGTTATCAGTTCAGCTGCTGCTTGACCGCCTCATACTCCCGGGCCTTTTCCTCCAGCATCTCCGCCGTGGCCGCGTCCTGGGCCATCGACCGGCGGATGATGTTGTATACCGGCCGCGGGATACGGACGTGCTTTCCCCGCTGGATGCGGTACACCTTGCCGTTCAGCCCCACCACGATGTCGTCCTTGTATTTGTCGTCGTCCTTGAAAGCGTAGAACGATACCATGCCGTCGTCCGCCTCTCTGACAGACATGCCACGCATGACCTCCTCGGCGGCCTTTGCGGCCTCCTTGGCGTCCTCAGCCTCCCTCTTGGCCTGCTCCAGCGCCTCGTTGGCTGCGGCCAATGCCTGTTCCATTTCTTCAGGCGTTCTCTGCTTCTTTTCTGCCATGTTTATCACTCCTCATGTCCGGGCCGGAGGGGGACAATGCCCCCTCCGCTTGTGTGTCAGTTCATCAGACCGCTCTCAAAGGTAGAGGCGGACTCGATACGCACCATATACTGCTCCACCAGTCGCTCAGCCACCTTGGTCAGCTTCCAGCCGGCGGTGGCGCGCTGGTTCAGCGGGTCAGCGGTGCCGGAAGAGCCCAGCTGCTTCACGATGTGCTGCAGACCGCCGCCCTCCAGCTCGGTCACGCCGTAGGCGTCGGCGCCCACGATCAGGGTGGAATACACGTCACGGCCCTTTGCGCCGCCCTCACCGGGATAGATCACGGTAGACGCGGCAGGCGTGGTTGCGGGGCTGTCCTTCACGGTGATGGTAGCGGCACCGGCGGTACCGGCGGCCGCGGACGCCACCTCCATCAGCTCGCTGCCCACCAGGATCTCGCGGCCGGTCAGCGCGGCAGCCTGGTTGGTGCTCAGGGCCTCGGTGATGGTGATGACCTTGCCGGACGCGCTCTTGACGGTCAGGTCACGCACAGCGGCGTTGCTGCCGTCGGCGATCACCAGGTCAGGGGCGTGGAAGATCTTTGCCTCGGTGGTCTCCACGAAACGGACGCCCTCGATCTTGCCGATCTCGCCTTCGTAGATACCGTCGGGGTCAGAGTAGGTCTTCACGTCCACCCACTTCTTGTCGCTCATCAGGTCATAGGCGGTGTCGGGGTGAATGATACCCGCGAAATAGCCGTTGATCTTCTGGGCGTTCATGACCTTCAGCGCACGGACGGCCTTGCGGATGTCGTCCACGCTCAGGTACTTGTTGTTCGCCTCAGTGGTGTCGCCGCCCACCAGCTCGCTTCTGTCCTTGGCGCCGCCGGCATACACCACGTTGGTGCCGCCTGCCAGCACTTCGCGGGTGATGGTGTCGGAGGTACGGCCGGCCTGAGAGGCAAGCAGACGGGTGGCCTGCACCAGGTTGTTGTCAATAGCGGTCAGCTCCAGGATGTCGGACAGCTCGATGTAACCGCCGTACTGCTTGATGGTCGCACGGATGACGCCCATGCTCAGCTTCTGGCCGGCGGGCGTCACACCTTCGGTCAGGGGCACCAGCGCCTTGGGCAGGCTGTCGTACTTGCGGAACTCGATGGTCTTGCCGCTGTTCTTGGGGATGGGATGCTTCTGGCCAAACTGGTCATGGATCAGCTCCGGCTCGGCCAGATTGATAAGACGCATAGAGTAATACGTCTTCATCTCGTCGGACAAGCCGGCGTCCAGGGTGGTGTTGGTGTTGCCGTCAAACAGGTTCAGCACCACCGGCATCAGGTACAGGTCACAAATGGTATTCTTCATAGTTTCATAGCTCCTTTCAGCATATCGCCGCGGAGCCGTGGTTCAGAAGGAAATGCGTTCGCCTCTTGCCACTCTCCGCTCGATCTCCTCAAAGTCTGCCCTTGTCAGCTTTGAGGGATCCGTCTTTGTTACGAACGCGCTGTTGGAGTTGGTGCCGTTTTCGTTGGGACGATTGCCCTTTGCGCGGACGGAGTCTGCCACCTTCTTTTCCGTGCTGGCGGCCGCGGCCTGTACCGCGCTGCCCATCAGCTCGTCAAAGTGCAGCACGCGGTAGGCGTGCTCCACCGGTGTCCCGGCCTTCAGCAGGCTCAGAAACTCCGGGTTCTGTAGCTCCTGCATCAGGTCGAAGCCCTGGTACAGCGGGTTGCCCTTCATGGCCTCCGCCTCCTTGTACCACTTCTCGCCCTGCGCCCGGAAAAACTCGTTCTGCTGCTGCTCCTGCTGGCTCCGCAGCAGCTCGGCGTTCTCCCGCTTCAGCCGGCGGAACTCCTTGTACTGCTCCTCGCTCATGCCCGCCTCCTCGGCGGCCTCGCTCCAGTAGGCGTGGTCGTTGTCCACGGCCTCCAGCAGCCGCGCGGCGTCCCCGTCGTCGATGCCGTAGCGCTCCATCAGCGTATCCAGCACCGGCTGGTAGGACTTCATCCGCTTCTCGTTCTCCCGCGCCTCCTTAAAGCGCCGGTCGATCATCCGCTGCGTTTCCTGGGTGTACAGGTCCTTGTACTCCCCGTTGATCAACTCCCGGAAAGCCTTTTTCTTGGCCTCCAGCGCGTCGGACGTGGTCTCCACGTCCTTTACCTTCTCCTCAGCCCCGGCGTCAGGCTGCTGCTCCGTCTGCGCTTGCGTTTCCGGCTGCTTGCCGTACTTCACGTCGCTCAGTGCGCCCGTTTTGCCCTGGCGGGTGGTACCAGTGCTCGCTTGTGTTTCGCCCTGTGCTGCGGGAGCTGCCGCCCCGCCGCCCTCGCCGTCAAACAGGCAAAGGCTCATGTCAAAAAGGTACATATCTTGTCCTCCTAAAAATGCGCGGGCATGTCGCTCCCGTGTGGCGTCCCCGTTCCTGCGGCGAAGCGGTGCCTCATAACCGCCGCCCCGCCGCCCGGAACAAAAGGGAGGTACAGAGTTTGCCTCTGCACCTCCCACGGTACCATTGCTTTTTCTGGATTTTCCACTTAAAAGTGGAATTTTCAAAATTTTACAGAAATTTTTTTCGGCGACGCCTTTTCCAACTGCAAAAAGCCGATCTTCAGCAGGTCGTACAGCCATTCCCCGCCGTGCCAACGCAGGTATGCGTCCCCGCTGTCCAGCTTTTCATACATTAGCTTCGCCTCCTGCGTGTTGTGCAGCCACCCCGCCGCCGTGTACATGAGGCAGCTTACCGCCGCACACACGTCCGGTGCGCCCGTGGCGTGTCCCCTGCACCTGACGGAGCAGCTGTCCCCGCGGTGCATCGTCACCTCTGTCATACGCTTGGTGTGCTCCGCTTGGCAAGCGCCTGGCCGTACCCGGTCATGGGCGTCTGCGCCTCCATGATGCCGCTTGCAAGGCCGTCCCCGCCGCCTCCGCCGCTCTCTGCGGCATTGGTGCCGCCGCCTGCCTGCGTCTCATCCTGTGGCATGAGAACGCCGGTCAGCGCCGCTATCTGCTGGCTCATCTGCATGACCATGTTCAGCAGCGTTTGCCCCTGCATGACCTTCTCCTTCACCGTCTGTATGCCCTCAAAGTCCATCATGTCCAGCGCGATCAAACTGGCCTGTGCGTTCTCCGGTGCGAAGAAGCCCATTGCGTACAACTCCTTGGCCCGTTCGTTCTGCTCCATGCGGCTAAAGGGGTTTTTCTTCTGCGCCTTGATCTTCAAATCGAACACCGGCCGCCGGTACATGGGATTGCCCATCGTGTCCAGCCCGGTCACCTGGTCCTGCAAACCGGTGTTGTCGAAGTCGATAAACTGGTACTCGCTGCCCTCGCCTGTAATGCGGAAGCTGCGGCTCAGGTCGTAAAACTGCCGCATCAGCTCCACGCACAGGGTGTTGATCTGCGTATACGCCCGATAGCTGGCGGAGATCATGTCACGGCTGGCCTTGTTGCCCGCCTCCTGCAGCGCTGCAATGGCCGCCGCCGCGGTCACGTTGGTGGTGCCGCCGGAGTTTACGTCCCGGTTGGCCGCCGTGTCCTTCATCTCCTCGATCTTCATCTGCGCCACCGTCACATAGATGTCGGAAAGCGGCTGCGTCACGATCTCCTGTATGCGTCCGTCGTCCAGCGGCCCGTTCACATGCACCAGCGGCCGGTTCCAGTCCAAAAACTCCTGCTCGTTGATGGCCGTGGTGTCGCTGACAAAGAAACGCTTTTTCGTGGCCATCATGGAGTTCTCCAGGATGTTGGCGCTCAGCTTGTCGATGTACAGCTGCGGGTCCTTGCAGATGGCCACATAGCCGAAGCCGATGGGCGTGCCCTTCTCCGGGTACATCACGTCCAGCACCACCGGGTACATACCGTGGTCATAAAAGCCCCGCTCCCGGTACTCCGGGTCGTTCTCGCTGGCGTACAGCAGGGTGGAGCCAACGAATTTGATGTAGTGCAGCGCCGTCCTGCCATCCGGTGTCTTGACCTTGTAATACCAGTCCACCACCACGCTCTTGTCGCTGGTGTCCACGTTGTCGTCGTAGATGTACTCCTTCACGTCCACGACCTTGCCCTTCTGCTTGCCCTTCAGCTGCGGGTACTCGCTGTCCAGCAGGTCGTTGTCCACCAGGTCTACGATAAACAGGTTCCGGCTTTTCTGGATGTCCGTGATGCCCGGCTCCCAAAACAGCTTCAGCAGGTCGATGTCCCTGATCTCTATGTCGCCCAGTCCATTGTCCTTCTGCGGGTCCCAAAAGATGCCGTACACCGCCGTGCCGTGCTTCAGCTTCTCCCACCAGTTGTCGGAGTACACCTGCTCAAAGTGGTTGTACTCCTGCACCACCGGCAATATCTGGCTCAGTGTCTTTGCGCTCTGCTCATCGCTGCGCTCCCGGGGCAATACCACCGGCTCCGGGTAGTTGTCCATCGCGTCGGCGTGCTTGTTCTGAATGGTGTTGAACAGCCACGCGGAGGACGGCTTGGGCTCCGGCGGCGTAGACGTGACCTCCTTGCCGCTCTTGTCCACCCGCTTTGCTTTGCTCTGACCGATGCCCTCCCAGTGCCGCAGCTCCCACCACAGCTCGTCGTTGACGATGCGGTTTTCCAGGTTGCCCTTGCCGTCCTTGTATTTCGACAGCAGGTCGATGCCCCGCTCCACGTCCCGGTCCGTGATCGTGGGCGTCTGCTCCGTACGCTCCAGCAGCATGGCCGCCATCTCCGGCGCCATGTCCTGCTCCTCCGGTACGATGCCGGGGATACCGTATCTCTCCATGCGCTCCTCCTTAATACACTTGATAAAATGCGTACCGGCTGGGCCTGTACTCGTCCTCTGTCTCCAGCGGGGAATACGGCCGCTCCACCGTCCTGTATTCCTCCCGCGGCCCTATGGGGTTGCGCATGCACACATACCGCAGCTGGTCGTAGATGTGGTCCTCGCCGTCGGTGTCGATGTCCTCCACGTCCGTCTGGTCATAGACCAGGTTCGGCACCGTCCGTATAAAATGCTTGCAGGTGCTGAACACATACAGCATGGGCACTCCATCCTCGTCAAAGGCAAGCCGATGGTGCACCTGCATCTTGCCGTTGATCCGCGCGTGGTCACCCTTCTCGAAGTACACCCGCTGCCGCTCCATCAGCGCGCCCACGCTCTCCGTGCCGTCACTCTGCCAGATAGCCGGGTCTCCCACCCGGTGTATCTGCTTCCCCTTCAGGTTGGGGTCCTCGTCCTCGATCCTCCGTATCTCCTGCGCCACCTTTGTTGGCTCCCACATCACGCCCCGGTTTGGCGTTCCCGTGCAGCCGTATAGCTCCCGTATGTGGTACATCCGCCTGTTGCGGTCCACGGCGTACCACCCCACGGAAAAGGGCCGGGAATAGCCCCAGTCCAGTCCGCACCAGATCACCCAGTCCTCCGGCACCCGGAACGGCGCGATCACGTGGGTGTTCTTCCGGTCCATGTAGTGGTCGCTGTCGTTGCGCCACTCGGTGAATACCTGCCCCTCGAAGCTGTCCCAGTTGCCGTACAGCAGGGCGTTTCGCTCCGCCTCCGGCATGCTGGCCAGCCTTTGGACGTACATGGGGTCGTTTTCCATCAGTATCTTATTGTCAAATACCGAGGACGGCACGAAGATCCGCTTCTGCTCTCCTGTGTGCTTCTTGCCGTCCGGCGTGTACCACGCAGCCTCCTCCGTAATGGTCTGCATCGGCGCCGCCGCCGTGATGAAGCGCTCCTTCACCCACCCGTGGCCTACGCCGCCGGGGTTGGCCGTGGAGCGCATATACACCCGCGTCCCAGGCCCGTTGGGCCGGTTTCGGGATTTCAGATACTCATATTCCTCCTGCGTAAAGTGCGTCAGCTCGTCAAAGGCGATGAAGTCATAGGCCTGCCCCTGATACTGTATCTTGTCTTGCGGCCGGTTCATGCTGCCGAACACGATTTGCGCCCCGGAGGGAAACCGCCATGTGTGGCTGCTGCCGTTGTACCTGGCCTTGGGGTATACCCGCGGGTAATAGTTCAGCGTCTTGTCGATCAGCTCCCGCAGCTGCGGGAACGTCTTGCGCAGGATCAGCGCCTTATACCACGGTATATGCACCTGCCGCAGCGCCTCGATGACCAGCGCGTCGCTCTTGCCGCCGCCGGCCGCGCCGCCGTACAGTGCCTCATACTCCGGCCGCGCCATAAATATGGCCTGCCGCTCCTGCGGCCGCCATACCACGCTACTCATCCCTGACCTCCGGCATCAGCACCACGCCGATCTCCTGCCGGTCAGTCTCCGGCGCTTTCTCGCGCCACCCGAAATTACAGCTCAAGCTGAACTTTGCGCCGTTCGCGCCGTCACGGTCATACAGCCGCGCCTCTGCGTATTCCTCGCACATGGACTTTGCGCGCGTAACCGTGTCCGCAAACTCTGGCCTTGCCTGATAGTCCAGCAGTGCTTGTCTCCCTGTGAATCCAAGTGCCAATGCAAGCCCTGTGATTGTCGGGGGCTTTGCATTGATGATAATCGGCACCCCGTACTTATCTCGCACAGCGCAGCCGTCATCTCCGATAAACGGTTCGCCTTCGCACTTTTTGAAGTAAACGTCAATGGCCTCCTGCATTGCCTTTACGCTTTTCCATTTTCTTGGCGCTCCTCCAGCCATACGCTCACTTCCTTTCTTGTCTGACGCACCGGCCTCCAACCACTGGCCTTTGTCATTGGCACGTCTGTACCAGGCTTTCGCCTCACCTGTATTTCATGTCTTCCCTGGTACACATTGCCAAGAGGTGCGGGAAGTCCTGTTTTTGGTAAGTAGACTATTTGGGACGCATCCCTTACAGCGGTCTACCAGCGCATCGGCACACTTTCAGGGCGGCACTATGCCATTGCCCAACGGTAGTGTCCACCGCTTTTGGTGCCGCCCGGGAGGTGCGACCTCCCGCTCCCCGAAATGTGGGGCGGCATCGGCCTGCGGCATATTTCGCTCTCCGTGCGTTCTCCGTGCGTTCTCCGTGCGTTCTCCGTGCGTTGCTCCCTCCGGGCGGAGCCAAAGCCCCGCCCATCAGGAAAAGAAGGGGGAAAAGAAAAAGGGATGGAGATGCAGAGTTTGCCCCTGCATCTCCCATGATAAAGCGCGTTTTTTCAATTTTTCCACTTTTAAGTGGAATTTTCAAAATTATTTTTCGGCAATATCTACCACGCAGGGATAGTCCGTCCTGCCCATCAGATAGTCTACCGACACGCCGAATTCATCCGCTATGCTTTTCAGCGCGTCCATCGTCGGCTTTGCCGTCCCCAGTTCATACCGGCGTATGGCGTCCGAGTTCAGCCCACAGCGCTCCGACAGCACATACCGCTTCAGTCGCTTTTTCTCCCGCAGCTTTCTCAGCCGTTCCGGGAATTCGCTCATGTCAGCACCTCCTCCCCAATGCGGTCATGATTTTCTTGTCCACCTCCGTCAGTGTAAAAAGCGCGTCTTTTAATTCGCACACCATCGGGGGAGGTCCCGGCACATCACACTGTATAATATCCTCCGGGAAGAATGTCTCCCGCACGCCGCCGCACTCCGCCACGATGTACCTCCCCTTCGGATGCACATACACCACTGTCCCCTTGCGGACAGGGAACCGCTTTTCATCGTTAGCGCCGGAGCCGGGGTATTCGCTCGGCAGCGTCATAAACCGCGCCCGGATCGTGTCACCCTTCTGCATCGCCGCCTCCGTCCATCTTTGCGCCGCATCCGGGGCAGTAAGGGGTAAGATCAAATCCCACTATACACCTGCACTTTGAGCACCTATAACCACTAATGGGGTCTATTTTATTCACGGGTGCCCATAGTCCATGCCCCACCGGGGCAACATCCGCGGTGGGGATCTCGTCGAACATCTCCAGTGCCTGCTTCAGTCCCGGCTTTCTCACATCTTGGCACCATCCTTCAAGATCAGCCAACCTTTTCCGGTATGTCTTTCGCTCAATGTATTCAGCCATTGTCAACCCTCCTGTTCTATTCTCCCACGCCAAGCTCGTCCAGCATTGCTACATAGCATTTCACGCACACATAGCAAAGCGTCTTTACTGTCTCGTGCGGTTTCCGAACCATGACGCACACGCTGTTCTTTTTCAGCCGCTCCTGCCCGCACCTTACGCATCTGCAAATAAATCTTTCGTCAGCACGAACGCAGTTGCAATTCGCATCATATAGTCCCATTAGTCTTTTTCTCAACTCCGCAGTGTATTTAGTCAACAGATTCATCGTGTTCCTCCTTCTCCCACCGGATTTTCATCTGCGCTGGGTATAGGTCAACCTCCGGTCTGCGCTTACCCGTCCAACGCAAGCCGCCAGCCTGTCCCACGCATTTCCACCCGCTGGCTTTCAGGCTTGTGCCACTTTCGGTGTCCAGTATGTAGGTCACAAGTCGTTTGTAGCCCATCGCCCGCGCCGCCCGCCAAGCAGCGGCGTATAGCATGGAGCAGGCGTTGTGGGTGCCGTCTGTGCATAGCCGGTTGACCTCCAGCGTCCATCCGTCGTCCAGATGCCGGCTCACCGGTCTGCCCACAATTGCAACGCCCACGATTTCCTTTCCGTCCGTGCAGCCGATGGAGAACTTGTGTCCCACCACTGGCTTATGATGCCGGTGGTGCTGCTCCACAAAGGCGTTCGCCTCCTTGAGCGTCATCGGGCAAACCTCAAGGCTCATTTCTGTTCCTCCTTCACCTCCACAGCCTTTGCCAGCTGTGCCATGCCCTGCTTCATGTCCTCTACCTGCTTGTCACGCCGCGCAATGGCGTCCTTCAGGCTGTCGTTGGCTTTCAGCAGTGCCTCAATGTGCCGCTGCTGGTTCTCGATCAGGTCAGCGGCGGCGGAAAGGTTATCGTCCAGTGCAATAATAGACGATCCCCACTCGTTACCAACCGCTCGCTCAGCGTGCTCCCGCAGCGCGGTCACGATCTCATCTCTTGTCATGTCATTCCTCTCAATCTCCAAAAACCACGCCGCACTCGTCCTTCAGCACGTCCTTGATGTGCTTGCGCTTGATGCGGCCCTCGTTGATTTCCTCTGCCAGCTTCTCCAGGCACTTGTACAGATACGCGATGCTGCTGGTGTCCCGGCTGTCCGCTGTCTCCTCTTGGACGTGCCAGCCGCATTTGTCCATCAGCACCATTGCCACCATGTCCATGTTCTCCCGTGTGCCTTGCAGCTTGCCACGCATAAAGATGCGGTCGTCCCTGCTCAAATGCTGCTTGCCCATGCGTCACCACAACCTTTCCTGCGCCGTATGTTCCGCAAACCGCTGCTCTTGCAGTTGGAAATATGTCGGTTCGATCTCGCACCCCACAAACTCAAAGCCGAGATTATAGGCCGCTATCCTGCTGCTTCCACTGCCGAGGTGTGTGTCCAGTATGCGCCAGTCCTCTTTTGCGTACTTCTGCAGCAGCCACTCGTACAATGCCACGGGCTTTTGCGTGGGATGAATCCGCTTTTCGTTCAGCGCCTTGTTGCCCTGCTGCGTTGTGCCGTCCGTGATGCTTTTCCCTTGAAACATCCCATTCCACATATAACGGAATATGCGAACGCTGTCATGACAGTTTGTCGCCGCGATCTCGCAGTCCGAAAAAGAACTGTTTTCGTTACATTTATCCCAAACGATGCGGCCCTGAGGAAAAACAACATCAAAGTAATTGCATCCCCATACGATATATTTTTTCGCCACGCGCACCAACTCGGAAAAGTAGTCGATGCCTGGCACGTCCCACTTCGGTGATATGGGATAGTCCCGGTGTACGCCGATGGGGCTGACCTTGCAGCCGTAATACCCTCTGCGTTCTGGGCCGGTGAAATACGGCGGGTCTACAATGGCAAAATCAAACGCCTTATCCGGCAGCGTCCGCATATACTCCATGCAGTCTACGTTCAATGCGATTTGTTGTTTCACGCTTCACACCTCCCGTATAGCATATCCGTACCGGCTGCGGAACAGCTTTGCCTTCATGGCGTAGTCCCGGGTACGCATCCCCTTCACGTCCTCCACCACCGGCAGCCAGTACCGCTGGCCGTAGCTGTCAGGAGCCGTTCTGCGCTCGTACACAAAGTCTGCAATGTAGTCGATACTTTTCACACGTTCGCCATCAAACGTCGTGTACGCCTCTTGCAAGCAGTACCGCACCTGCAATTTCAGCCCCCGTATCTCCCCGGCCTTTTGCAGCAGCATCAAAGCGTCGTAGCGCTCCGCCTCCTTTTTGCTGTCGAAGGTCAGCTTCCCGCGCTTTGCCTTCTGCGCCTTGTACTTCCCCGGTTTCCGCATCTTCTCCACGACCTGCTTTTGTGCCGCCGGGGACAGCCGCGCCAGGTCGTTACTCATCAGGCCCATTCAGTTTTCCTCTTTTCTCCAGCCCTCGTTTGTTCATCGTGTATTGCACCTCGTGTACGATGCGGTTCTCTCCGCAGCGCTCGCACTTGCCTCCCAGCGTCCGCCGCCACATGGGGGAGAAGATGTACTCGTCCTCCATGTCCCGGATGCACTGTCCGCACAGCTTCGCCGTGGCGATCTTCCAAATGCCCGCGTTCATGGCTTCGCCCCCTTGATGTACTTGCCCATCCAGGCATCACGTGCACCGTCGGTTTTGCCGACAGGTGCAGCAGGGGCATGTCCCCACCGTTCCCACTTCTCAGCATTTCGGCAAGCCGCTTTCCAGTCTTTCATGGGGGTCTTGCCAACCATCCAGCCCTTCGCTTCGTAGAAGTCGATAAAGCCTTGCGGGTCTACCGCCGAATGGCGTTCAGCCACGTAGGACTGAACCTCTGCCAGTGTGGGTGGGGTAAAGCGCTTCGCGCGCGTACTCCCACCGTCAGGTGGGAATAAGTCTTTGTCTTTGTCTTTGTCTTCTTTCTTTGTCTTAGTAGGCTTGAGGTCATTTGCGTTTGCTTCGGTTTGCTTGATTTTGCTTGCGCTTGCTTGCGTTTGCTTCCCGCCTTTAGACCCGTTCCTTGACCGTTCAGCGGAAAGCTCATCGTCCCTGTCCAGCATCGTCCGAAACACCGGAAACAGTATGCTTTCCGCCCCCTCCAGCTCTGGGGTGATACCTGTCCTCGCGTACTTCAGAATGGCGATAAACAGACGTCCACGCTCCGCGTCGGACAGCGCCGCTGTCTGTTCTATCCAGTCATAGTAGGCTTTCACATAGCACTTGCCCACCACCATCACTCCTTCGGCATAGCGCCTATGACGTATACCCCTCGCTCCTTGTCCAGCTCGTATCGCACGGTGTAGTCCGTCAGGCCACGCGCCACCAGCTTCGCAGGGATTTCCAGATGGTAGCCCCACAGCACGCCGCAGTCCTCGCGCTTCTCGCCGAACCGCACGGCGCAGGCGGCGTAGTGGGCATCTACCATGTCGCTAAAGGCTTTAATGGCCTCGTCCGCCTCCGCCAGCCGTTCCCGCTGCCGCTGTACCACGTTCTGCAAATGCGTGTTCTGCCTGCGCAGCGCCTTGATCTCCTCCTGCATCTTTCCCATTCACGTCACCCCCTTAGAAAGGCAGATCGCTGTCATCCTCTTCCATCTCCACGAACTGGCTCTTGACGTCCGTCCGTGGAAACGTGCCCTGCGCGACCGTGTCCTTCCGGCTGTCGCCAAAATACATATTGTCCGCCACGACCTCGGCGCTCCTGCGGTTGTTGCCGTTCTTGTCCTGCCAGTCACGCATCTGCAGCCGGCCCTCCACCACCGCCATGCGGCCCTTGGTGAAATACTTGGAAGCGAACTCCGCCGTGCCGCGCCACGCCACCACGTCGATGAAGTCCGTTTCTTTGGTTCCGTCTGCGTTCTTAAAATCCCGGTCTACCGCCAGCGCAAAGCTGGCAACGGCGGTTCCGTTCTGTGTCCTGCGCAGCTCCGGATCGCGGGTCAACCGACCCATAATGAAAATCTTGTTCAGCATATCAAATCTCCTTATAAGTAACTCTTTCCAAATTCTCTCCGGAAGTCCTCTTCCGTCCAGCCCTGCTCCTGCATGGCCTTTAGCTGGCCGTACCGCTGAAGCTGCTTCATAGTCGTTGCGTTGTTGTGTACGGCACGCCTGCCGAATATGTGGCACCGGTTATGGCACAAGTACACCACCAGGCCGTACTTCTCACTTTTCTTCCGGTTTGCCGTGCCGGGGAATATGTGGTGGCGATCCAGCGGGTCCGCCCCGCCGGTCGCCCCGCACAAAAAGCATCTCTTACTCTCCATGCGCTTCCTCCGTCCCGTCCCATTCGTATTCCGGGCAGCTGTGAATGGCGTAGCTGCGCATGATGCCCGCCTTGCGGCCTCCCTTTTTCTTCGCCGTTGGCGTGGCGTCCCATCCGGGTATCGGCTCCGGGTTTTTCTTCGTCCAGCTGCAATCGCCGTAGCACTTCTTGCACGTCCAGCAGGGCTGTATGTGTGGTTTCATGCGCTCACCTCTCCCCACCGGCTCACAAGCGCGTCCAGTTCTGCCGGCGTCATCGTCTCAATACCTACCGCCTTACAGTCCTCCACGACGGCATCTATCAGCCGCGACATCTGCTCCGTGTCGTAGGTGCTGCTGCCGTACCATACTGTTACGGTCACGCAGCCTTTCAGCTTGCTGGGGAACGTCTCTGCCATCCAGCCGATGCCGTTACGCTCCCAGCCCTTACAAAACGCATCCGCCGCCTTTTCCCGCAGGCAAAGCACCTCGCTTACGCCTCCGATGTTCCGTATCTCCTGCCGGTACACCTCTTGCTTGGAGATGCCGTAGTGTGCCGCCAGCCTGTCCAGTAGTACCCAGCAATAGGCGTTGGCATCCAGGCTCCGGCCTTTGCCCTTGATGGTCACGTTGTACTCCTTGCCAGGCTTCAGCGCGTCGCACACGTCCATAGCGGTCTGCGGCGACTTCACACGCAGCGCCAGCCACGCGCCATCGCTGTCCTGCTGCCACCGTGCGCCATCGACTGTCACCTGCTTCATAATTCTTCCTCCTGCGGCCAATGTCCTGTTCGTAGGCATTTTGCCAAATACCTAAGGCGAGGTAGGTAACACCCCTCGACCCAATCCGCGTCATAATCAACCTTGTGCTGTGTCAACCTGTTTTCGTCTATTGGCAGGAAAAAATTAAACAATTCGTCTTCTGTAACGCGGTATGCCACGATCCTGCAAAACTTTCTCTTTCGGAACAATCCGCATCCGCTGGCAAACATCTCCACCTGGCACTGCTGCCAATACGCTTTCGTAACTTTGAATACAGGTTTGCTGTGCGTTTTCACTTCGGTAATGAGTTGTCTGCTTTCCCCGTCATAGTTCACGCGCAAACGTAGCGACCGAATGCGTATCTGCCTGTCTCGTGTCTTTACACGCAGCGCATCAAGTATCTTGTGCTCGTAAGCCGTGCCACACTGCATTGCCGGCGTAATAAACCTGTCCTTCCTGACCCCAAGCTTCACCAGCCACCATCTTCTAAACGTATCTGTATTCCAGTTCCCCATGATGGTGGCGGTGTCGCTTGCGCCAAACCAACCGCTTCTGTCGTGGTTTCGTATCATAGCTTACTCACAGCCTTTTCAAGCGCGTCCAGCTTTGCAAAATAGCCCATCAACTGCACAAGCTGTTTTTCGTTGATCCCAAGTCCCCGAAGCAGGTCGTTGTGGTCAAGCCCATTTCGTTCTTTCATGGTGATTAGCCTTTCAAGTCTCTCCTTTATGGCAAAGATACTGTGACGGCTCAAATCGTCCTCACCATCGTCTCCGTCACCTTCTGCCCAAAGGTCAAACCCAAGTCCGGTGCGAACGGCAACGCCCTTAACGAAAGCTCTCGCCAGCGCGTTGTTTATGCGGAGTTGGTTCAGCGTGTCCTCATACACCACAAGGGATCCGTTCAGCAAAGGCATGTCGTAGGAAAACTCCAAATCGTCAATGTGGATTTCAACAGACACAAACCAGCATTCTGTAATCCTTCCTTTACTGGTAGTAATTTTGGCCTGCGGCCACAGGTATGTATTTGTTTCCGGGCACCGCCGAGGAGCATACCACACGCTGGATGCTCCGTTTTCGTGGAGCAACTTGGCGCACTTTGCCCAACTCAAATAAGGGACCTTGATAACATTACCCTTCTCGTCCTTTGCGTCGCGCAAATCGCAAAACGGCTTTACATCCACCTGTATTAACTCGTCAAAAGATTTCAGCATTATTCTTCCGCCTTTCCCACATACTCACTGCCGCAATACGGGCATTGGTATTCTGTCATTTCCTCACCGAACTCGCCGTCCGGGTAATGTTTGTAGGTACACATGGCCGGGTCTTCAAACTCCGCACCACAATCATCGCAGATGTACAAAACGCCGGTGTCTCTGCGCTCCCATCTTTTCTTTTTAACTCGCATCATGCCAGCCTCCCAGCCGCTTTCAGCACTTCCCGCATGGGCTTCCGCGCCTTGAGGATGGACATGGCCCGCGCCGTCTCCCGCCTGTATTGCCGCCACAGGTCGCTCAGCTCGTCGCTCTGGTAGTACCCGTCCCCGTCGTTGCAGATCATCAAGCCCTGCTTTTTTGCCTCGGCCACGGCCTTTCGCATCTTCCGGTCGGTGGTGTGCAGCGCCGCCGCCAGGTCTTCCCGGCTGATGGCGTTCCTGCGCCCCTTTGGGATCAGACAGGCGATCCGCTCCGTCTCCGCCGTCCGCACGGGCAATTCCGCTTTCTCGTCCTCGCCGAACAGATACGCCCTGCTGGCCCACAGCGCCGCCTCCAGCGCCTCGGTGACTTCCTCCGTTGGCAGGCACACGCCGTTTTCAAACCGGCTCACCATGCTCACGTCCATCCGTGGGTCTGTCAGCTTCAGAATGCCGCTGACCGCCTCCTGCGTCAGCCCCAGTTCTAGCCGCCGTTCCTTCAGTCGGTTCATCGCTACACCTCCGTCCACTTGCCGCTCTTAACGGTGTACCACACGCCCGGTTTCAGCGTTTCGCCATCCACGATGCCAGACAAAATGGCAGCGATCTCTCCGTTATTTCTGCGTTCTACGCAGACAATAGCGTTTCCGATATCGCCCATAACGCGGCCATAAAAGCCAGTAGTCATAGCCACACAGTATTTGCCGGTGGCGGATGCTGCGCCACACCAGCCGGTGGCGGATGCTGCGCCACACCAGCCGGTGGTGGATGCTGCGCCCCTCTCGCCGGTGGCGGATGCTGCGCCACACCAGCCGGTGGCGGATGCTGCGCCACACCTGCCGGCGGCGGATGCTGCGCCCCTCCTGCCGGTGGCAGATGCCGCGCCCCTCTCGCCGGTGGCGGATGCTGCGCCACACCAGCCGGTGGCGGATGCTGCGCCCCTCTCGCCGGTGGCGGATGCTGCGCCACTCCAG